CAGGAGTTAAACCTTCTACTGTGTTTACTCGTGGAACTAGAAAAACATCAACTTCATTATTTTCTTCTAATAATTCAGGCAAAACAGCAATTAGATTTTCATTAGGTAATTCATCAGCATCAATTTGAAAAATGTAATCGCCATTACATAAACTAGTTAATTTATTTTTCCAGTTTGCGAAATGGCGATCAAATTTTCCTTTATGCCAATGAAACTCTCCATTTTGAGAGTGTGAACGAAGATAGGCTTCTATTCCGAGGTCACCATTTGCTTCATCAAACAAAATCACAATATTGTCTTGTACACGTTTGTGTTGAAGCAAAAAGTTCACTAAACGTTGAATTTCTATAAATTCATTACAAACTGTAATGGCATAACTTATTTTCATATATCTTAATTAGGTAATACTCCAATATATGAAAGAGCTTCAATATAATCACGCTCTTCAAAAAGTTGCATGTTTTTCATATCCATTTTATGAGTTTGAATTTTACCCATAACTTCTTTTCTTTCATCCTCTGGGGTTTCAATTGCTTTAACAGCTGCCCATTTCCAGTTTAAAGCACTAGGGCCATTAGCAAACACCATACCTTGTTCAGGTAAGTTGATTGTATTTGGAAGCCAAATTAAACCTGTTTTAGGATCTTTCCAAGCTAGATCTTTATACAACTCAGGTAATGTTTCCATTTGTTGAATATAAAATTCATGGTCTTCAGTCATAAATGAATTCGTCCAAAAACCACAAGATAAGCTCATGTAATTGTATACTTCAGGAGCAACTTGTGCTTTATAGCACAAGTCACCTCCTGATTTAGGGCAATTAATAATTTCTTCGTGTTGCATTATTAAATCTTTTTTAATTTAGGTAATTGAATTGTAGGGGGAGTAGATGTAGATTCAACTTTTTTAAGTTTAGGTAATTGAAGTTGTACCTGCTTTGGAAAATCAGGAATTTTTACTTCAAATAACTTACTTAATTTTTCTTTCATTGCATCATACGAAAACTTAGTGCGTGATTGAAAACCTTGTCGTTTCGCTTTTTCAGTATACCCTTTATAATTTTCAAATACATCTTTTAAATAATGTCCTACATGACTTGTATCTACACTAAACCATTCTGCTTCTTTTAATAACATATTATTAGCAGCAGATGAATGTACTTTGGTCATCATTCCTGGGAGTAATGTAGTAAATTCAGGGTTGAGGTAGTCTATATGTCCACTCCAATTTGTTGTGATGATTGGTTTGTTTACAAGTGAAAATTCAAGTAATGGTCGACCAAATCCTTCACCTTTGGTTATATTAACCATTGCTTTAACTTTAGAGTGATTGTAAATCTGGTTCATTTCTTCATTTGTAAATTCACCATGAAGTAAATAAACATTAGGGATATTATTTGATTTTACAGTACCTCGGATTGCTTGAATTCGTTTAATTAATTCATTTCTATCCATATATGAAGAACCTACAGTTGATGTTTTTAAAATTAAAGCAGGCTTTTTAGTTTTATTTTTAAAAGTTTCATAAAACGCTTTAATTAATAAACCTACATTTTTTCTATCTTCACCTAAATGACCTTGCATCCAATGTCCTACAAATAAATAAGCAAATTCTTCTTTTACATTAGATAAATCAAAAGTTGATTTTACTGGTTTATATGTTTCAACATCAGCCCCTTCAAAAATTACTTCACCATCTCCATTCCATTCAATAATCCCTGCTGGTTGGTTTGTTTGTTGGTCACGTTTTTCAAATTTACTTTCTTTAAGTACTTTAATAGTATGTTCAGAAGAACCTAAAATTAAATTCATACGACCACAACCTTCAACCCATTCAGCTGGAGCAATTGTTGTTTCAATTCCAGCAGTACATCCAATGTTATACTTTCCAATTGATTGGAATTCATTTGGAACTGTAATTTGCATCCAAATTTCAGGTTGTGCTGGTAATTGTGGAGAAACTAATAAATGTGGGGTTAAAAATCCCCATTCTGGATGGTCTTGGATAAATCCAAATGGTGTATTTCCCCAACGTTGTGGGAGAACTTTTACATCATATCTATCCATTTCAATAATCGCTTTAACGATGTCGCGAGAACGTGCGCCGTATCCACTATAAGTGTCAATTGGGCAACTAATTACAAATACTGGTTTGTCCATAACTTTTAATATACAAATTCGTGATCAATTGTGTCTTCTTTAACTTCATTAACGTTGATTAACTCATATTTTTCTCGTGGAGTCCACGTGTTAAATAATTGATCTATCGCGTTAATTGCTTTTTCTCCCATAGCTTCACCTGTAAAGCCTGCTTCATTTACTGCCCAATAACGACCTGTTTTACCAAGTTCTTTTCTCATTGTTTTATCTAAAGCATATACTTCAGAAATTCTAGCAGCTGCATCTTCAGCTGTACATCTATCATCCCAAATATAAGGTGTTTTAGGGGAACCTTGAATTGAACGGTTTGTTGGGTAAACCGGGAATGCCCATGAACCATGATTTTTTAAACGACCTGTATGATTTGAAGGTAATTTTGGTGTTGGTGTGTACCAATTTCCATATTCATCTTCAAATTTCATTTGATCTTGCATTCCACCAGTTACATTTGCAATAATAACTGTTCCTGCTAAAATTGCTTCAGTTAATGATAATCCCCAACCTTCATTTGATGTTAATAAGATTTGAGCATCTGCAATGTTGTATAATTGGTTTAATTGTTTACTTTCTAACTTATTAGTTGAAAAATAAATTGCTTCAGGGTAGTTAGGGAATAATATTTTTCTAACTGCTTCTAAATCAGTACCATGATCACTTACAATTTCAGTATGCATAACCATAGCACACTTTTCAGCTTTTTCTTTAGGTAATGTATCTAAGAAAATTCTAAAAGCAAGCATTGTATCAGGAATTTGCTTACGGCGAATATTTCTTGAGTTAAAGAATACAACAAAATCTTTTTCTTTACTACCAAATATGTTTGATTTGAATTGTTCTAATTCTTTTAATTCATCTTCTTTTTCAATTGGATAATAGTGTTCATGATTTAAACCATGAGGAACATATTCAATAACTTTTTTATTTGCTTTTTCACCTAAAACAAGCTCATTAATTAATTTAGTTTGTTTTGAAATAGCTAATAATGCATCACATGACTCATAAAATGCTTTATTATACAATGGTGCTGGGTAATCATCCCAAATGTTTAGGTAAATGATTGGAATATGTTTTCTAATCTCATTTTCAATTTGAAATAACCACTCAAAATACCTTGGGTCAGTAATTAACATAATTGCATCTGGTTTTTCTAGAGCAATCATATGTCTAATTAAATCAGGATTTCCATAACCATCTGTAGGGTAAAGAAAAACATACGAATCAGTCAAACCTGTATTTGCGTTTGTGTCTGCTGATAAGTCAAATCGTTTACCTTGTTCTGGGTGTTTGATTGCACCTGCAATGTTAACCCAATTAAAATGTTGGGCTGTGTTTAAAACTAATTCACGAGCGATTGTTGCTACACCGGAGTGTACTCTAATATCGTCACAAATCAGCATGATTTTTTTCCGCTCATCTCGCGGTAAATACTTAAAACTTGAATTCATGTAACTATTATTTATTTAAATGTAAGAAATTACTCTTCTGTCTCCCAACTTAAATCATTATGATTGTGGATTTGTTTTCTAAAATCATCGCTTGTTAAATAAAGATGAACAGCTCGTTCACTTAATTTTTGGAAGCTAAATTTTCGTTTAATGCATTCTACTTTAAATTGCTCAAACAGATCCTTGTCTAGTTTGACGCTTGTTAACTGTTGATTTTTTTCACTCATATACTTTATTTTATTATTATCGGATATACATATTGAAAGATATCAGTAGGTCGCAGAACATAAATGGGTTTTATAGAAGGGACACCACTTACAGTTACCGTTTATTTTAGCGTGATGGTAAACGTTTTTAAAACCATTGCGATCAAATGCTTGTTCTATAAACGCTTCAATAGATTTAGCGGCTTTGTTTAGTTTCACTTTACCCGACGCCGGTTTGAATTGTTGTACACGTTTAATAACATAAATATCACTTTCAAATACCTTACGTTTTACGATCATGAACTCAATTTCAATATTTTCTATTGGAAAATTATATAACTCAGAAAAATATTTTTTGTAGGTAATAAGTTGTAGTTGTTTGTTTTCGTCAGACTTTTCTTTCTTACCCCAACCCTGTCTACTTGTTTTAATATCTATAATCTTGATTTTGTTAGTTGGTTCATGATATAAAACAACATCTAAATACCCTTGAAACATTACATTTTGTAGTTTAGGATTTGGAGTCACTACAATAGGGATTTCACATCCAACTAAATGCCATCCTCGTTTACCAAAATATTTTGTTTTATCTTTAGAAAACTCTCGAATAATTTCTACTCCATCCTCATAAAATTCTCTTAATTCATCTGGGGATACAAAATGTTGGTTGTTATTTGCTTTGTATTGTTTTTTATATTCTTCACGGAGATTTTCCTCTAACATTTCAGAGGTGTTGAGTCGATCAGCTGCTGCTCCACTTTGCTCATACATTACTGTAAGGTAATGTTGAAGTGTTTCGTGTAAAGCTGTTCCAAAAACAGTATGAATTGAAGAGGTAAATGACTTATGTCCTTCTCTATATTGTAGTGACCATTTTTTAGGACACTCATTAAACATAGACATTTGAGAGTATGAAATAGACTTTTGAGTTGCATAGTCAATTTCGGGTAGTTTTTTTTCTCTTATTTCTTTGAGTATAACAGGAGGTTTTTTTCTCATAACTTGAAGATAAAAAAAGAGCTTGAAAAATCCAAGCTCTCTTAATTTTTTGAAAATACCTTTGATAGCGGTAAAAAGTATTCTCTTGCTATAACTAGCAAACGGTCCTAAGCCGTATCATAAATTATTTTAAAATACCTGCTCTAATTTGCAGCATTCTACGTTCAGCGATTTCTTCTTCAGTTGTTCCTACAATTGCATTGTAGTCGTCCATTGTTAAAACTTCTCCTTCTTCGCTTAAACCAATGATATTGTCTGCTAAATCGTGTAGATCCATATCTGTTTGGGCATCTTCACGAGCATATTCCAATAAGCGGATGAATAAAGGAACGTCTACTGTAATTGTATCTTTTGGGTTCATATTAGTAGTTATATCGTTCTTCTACTTCTTTACCTTCACCTAATTCATAATCACCACTAATAGCTTGATTTAAAGCTTCAGCAGCATCAATATCATCTTCTGTTATATCAATTGTTTTTTGCATGATATCAAGAGCATCTTCTTTACTCATAGATCCATCAGATAAAGTATTTTTAAGATTTTCTAATTCGTCTACCATTTCTGGAGTGTATTCCATGTCATCTGCTAGGGAGATCATTTGGTCAATGTATGACTTTAACATTTTAGAATCCACCATTACTTCACCTTCTCCTTCTTCCATTGTATAAGGATCTTGTTCTCTGTTTTCGAATTTAGTTTCGTAACGCTCACCTAAAAAATGTTCAAACGCCATTTCATAATCTGTTTTTTCACGAGGGGGGATTTGGTTGATTGCTCCAATCCCTACAATACCACCAGCAACATAATGCTCGTTAAGTGAATTTTTTCCTTCTAGCATTACTACTTTATCAGCTATAAATTGACCAAGTTTTTTTTCAGCACCATCAGCCATACTATCTTCATCAGATGTAGCAAATTGTATATCAGAATTTAATACTTTATCAATTTTTTCCGGGTTGAAGAGGAAAATTCTTGGTTTTTCATATCCAGAATCTCTTGTATTATCTTCATAAGTTATACCCCAATATGTTTTACCATCTTTTTCAGACATGTATTCTTTAGCGATGATACCATTTGTGCCTTTTTTCTCGTTTCCGGTTTCTTTCATCCCTTTTTTTAGAGCATAATTTTTATAGGCACCATATGCTTTTTTAGCAAGCGCTGCTACAGCAGCACCCCCTAATACAGCTCCAATACCAATTTCTTCCAATTTTTCTTTGTATTGACCTTCTGTGATTACACCAGCTAGCATTTGCATGCGTAAAGTTTCTTTATCCATTTTAAATATTTTATTATAAATATTAGCCCTTTAGTATTCGTTCAAGTTTTTCCAGATATAATATGGCATCCATGTGTTCTTGCTTGGCATGTTCAATCCAATCTAAAACACTTAGGTCATTTCTATCTAAATCAGTACCGTATTTTTCTTTTCCAAAACGTGCTCTAGATACAAATTGATCAATTACTGAATCAACGATTGAGTCTGTTTTATGGATGGTTCTTGTTTTAAGTGGGTCGTTTGGGTCGGTTCCAAATGTTTCTCTGTTTGATGTCATTTTTTTAATAACTTAGTTACTTCTTTATCCTCTATACCCATAGAGTACAACACTTGTCGTACACCATGTTCGCGTAAAAGGTCAATATACTCTTCTGCTTCGCCTAAACTACATTCAAAATGTTTTGCTACGTACTCTACCAACGTTGCAGGCTGTCTCTTTGTTCTTGACTTGACATATTTCAAGAACGTCTTTGCTTTTGGAATCATCTCTCTATAAATTAAATATGTTTGTTGTTTGTTCTCGTATGGTAGAGTTTGAACAAAATTAGCTAATTCAACATAATTTATATTCATAGATACATATCGATGTATCATGTAAGAATTCCATTTTTCCCATGAATCTTCAGAAATATTTTCGATGGGAGTTTTATAGAGGGTGATTTCC